GGTACAGATGGAGAATTAAAAACATCAGAACAGGTATTAGGAGAAATATCTGATAAATTTGCAGATTTGCCAGATGGTGCAACAAAGGCTGCTATTTCAATGGAAATATTTGGTAGATCAGGTGCAAGTTTAATTAATTTACTAAATGGTGGTAGTGCTGCATTAACTGAATTTAATTTTGCTGTATCAGATGAATTTGCACAAAATGCAGAATTTTTTAACGATCAGATAGCAGTTTTAGCTATTAAGTTCGATGGCTTTAGAAAACAACTTACTGACGCATTACTACCAGCTTTAAATACTATTGTTAGTGTATTTAGTGATTTATTTAGTGCTGATAATGATTTTAGTGGTTTCTTCAATGCAATGGAAATTGGTATTAGAGGTATTTCTATAGGAATTTTTGCAACTATAAAACTTGTAGATGAATCTATAAGGGTTGTTAGTCGTTTGGCAGAAAGAGTTAAAAATATTGTACAAGGGGTAATAGATAGTATTCCAAAATGGATGCTTAACATGTTGGGTGGTGCTGGTAATACACTTAAAAATATGGGTTCTAATTTGTTAGAAGGTTATAAAAGTTTGACAGGAAGTATTTTTGGAGAAGATTTTGTTAGTGGTTTTAGTGAAAGATTTAAGCAGAATTTTAAAGAGATACAAACTTTATTTAGTACAGATACAAATGCTCCTGAAACCTATTTTAGAAAAATAGATAAAAGTGCTAGTGATGCTGCAGATACTATTGAGAAAAGCTTTGGTCAGACAATGAGAGATAAATTAAAAAGCTTTAATGATGGATTAAAAACAGTACAGGA